GAGGTTTTTATTGTTTTTTCGTGAGATTGGGCGTAATGACGTGATGGGCGTAATAAGTGAATGAAATCAAGGGGTTAGAGCATTACGAGACATCACGGGGAGTTGACGGGAGTAATTTTTTCAGGGGGGTTTCGCGAGTGCTTTTTTTTATTTTTGAAATCAATGATGACCCCAAAAAAGTCTATATAGGGCCCTCGAAGGGGCTGCGGCCGCCCTGGGTTGACACTGCTGGTTACTGCCGCTACCATCGGTCAGTTCTGTTACTGGATGAACACGATGATGGAGATCGAAAAGGGGGTTTCACTGCCCCCGAGCATGCGGATGATCAAGTACCCGTTCCAGGACATGGGGGTGGGCGATAGCATCCTGTTCACCGAAAAACAGAAAGCAGAATCAGCCCGGGTGTCGTCCCTGCGGTTTGTCGCCCGTAGGGCCCCGGCGTGGCGTTTTTCGATGCGCAAGGTTCCGCAGGGTTGGCGCCTGTGGAGGGTTGCCTGATGACCAAGAAGGACGTCTGGAACGTCCCTCCGGTCGTTCCAGACAAGGCGCGTACCCGGATGTCCCGGGAAGTCGCTCCGCTGCGCAAGCAGCGCAAGACCCTGAACGCCAAGGAATGGAAGTTTGTCACCGAGTATGTCTCGGGCGATGGCCGGGTCACGCTGAAAGAGGCGGCGATCCGAGCGGGGTACAAGGATACGTCCGCCTCTGTCATGGCCTGGAAGTTGACAAACCCGGAAATCAATCCTCACGTGGTCGCGGCGATTCAGGCCTACCGCGCCGAGTTGAACTCGAAGTACAACACCAGCTATGAGCGGCACATGCGGGACCTTCAGCTCATCCGGGACAAGGCCTTGGAGGCCGGAGCGTATGCTGCTGCTGTCCAGGCGGAGTATCGCCGGGGGCAGGCCCTGGGGTCGATCTATGTCGATCGGAAGGAAATTCGCCACGGGACCATTGATTCCATGTCGAAAGAGGAAGTCCAGCGCAAGCTTGACGAACTGAAGAAGCTTTACGGTGGACCGCCGCCTTCGGCCATCATTGACGCCGATACCGGCACTGTCCTGGACACTGTTGCCCGTGAGCAAGACCCTGCTTTTACGCCGCCCGTGGCAGAGCCTCCCCCCGATCTATTTGAGCGGGACCCTGATTTGGGACCCGACGATGAAGCCTGAAGCCGCCTTTGCTGCTAGGGTTGCGCAAGGGCTCGCCTTGCATGGCGTGGATGTTGACCGAATCGAAAACCGCATCAATTTGGGCTTGCCTGATATGCTGGTCGGCGCCGGCCCTGGCTTCGCCATGATGGAATTGAAAGTTGTGGAGCGCGGCCTTCAAGTGGGCTTGCGGCCGCACCAAGTTGCCTTCCTGACCCGGCATGCGGCCAAGGGGCGCCCGTGCTTTGTCCTGGTTCAGTACAAGGGCACCGCCACCAAGCCGGCCGCCGTGCTGCTTTATCATGGCATGGATGCTGTCGCCCTGGCGGAACAGGGCCTACGGGTAGCGCCCCTGCGGGAATGGCCTAATCGGGGGATGCCCTGGGGAGAGTTGGCCGAAATTCTTAGGGAAAGCACCTAGACAAAAAACCGGCCGCCGGGTTATGATGGCGCCGTCCCGATAGTGGGGCGAAACAGAAAGGATAGAGTCATGCTGAAAACTGTTCCCGTTAGCTCGAATCGTAAGACTGGCCCTATTGCGGTCACGTACCGTAGCGGCACCCATGAGACCTATGGCACGTGCCCGAAGTCTTGCGCACTGCATCCGAAGAATGAAACCGGCTCCGCCGAAATTGACGCGGAATATTTGCAGGCCCTTTTGAAGGCGGTGCCCCGGCGCGGGAAGGCCTGGACATATTCCCATTTCCCGGCCGCGATGCTGCCAAAGGCGGGCCCTGGCGAGACCGTAATCAATGCCAGTTGCGATACCGTTGATGAGGCCTTAGCGGCTGTCAGTATCGGCCGGCCGGCCGTTATTGCTGTCCCGTCCGACACTTCCGATAGTTGGCCGCGCGTAGTGGAAGGCACCCGGTTCTATCGGTGCCCGGCCGAGTTGTCCGATTCGTTCACTTGCAAAGATTGCGGGAACGGCTCGCCCCTGTGCGCACGGCCGGACCGTCGCGAAGTTATCGTATTTGTCGCCCATGGGACCGGTGCAAAGAAAGTCGGGACCGGTAGGGGGGGCTGTTATGCGGCTTCCGGCCCTGTGGCTTTGCAGTGGCACGGTACCCGTAAAGCCGGCGCCCCGAATGATGCGCAGGCCGTGGAAGCTTTCGCGAAGTCACTGCCGCCGGGTAGCTTCCTTCGGCATCACGTGGCCGGCGATGCCGGAAAAGAGGCGCGCTAATGTTCTTTTTAGTGCTGCTGTTCTTTATCATTGGCTGGGCCCTGGTTGACCTATTCGGGGGAGACTAGGGGCTATCGGGAAGCCGGAACCGATAGGAAAATTTCATTGGATCAGCGAAAAACAATAGACTAATATTCAGGCACTGGGTTCGAGGGCGAATCCGGGTAACTTCAGAAAGGATAGCAAAATGGCTCACATGCTCGATATCACCAACGGCCGCGCCGCTATGGCATACGTTGGACAAAAACCCTGGCACGGGCTGGGGCAAGAACTCACCCCCGGCGCCGGCATTCAGGAATGGACCGAACAAGCCGGGCTCGCCTATACCGTGAACGAATCCCCGGTGCTGTTCCGCAACGCTCACGCCAGCGAGCCCGAAGCTTTCAAGGGCCGCAAGGTTCTGCACCGCTCAGACAATGGCGCGCCCCTGGCCGTAGTGTCTGACGGGTACCACGTGGTGCAGCCGGCCGAAGTAATGCATTTCTTCGAACGCCTCGCGGATGCCGGCGGGTATGAATTGCAAACCGCCGGAGCGCTCAGCTACGGCCGCCGGGTTTGGGCCCTGGCGAAAGTCGCAAAGGGTGTGGAAATCTTGGCCGGCGATGTGGTGGACCCGTACCTATTGCTGGCCACGTCCTACGATGGCACCATGGCCACTACGGCTAAATTCACCAGCATCCGCGTGGTGTGCAATAACACCATCACGGCCGCACTGGGCGCCGCCGGGTCTACCGTGAAAGTCTTGCATTCGGAGCGCTTCGATGCTGACCGGGTCCGCCAAGATTTGGGCATTGTGACCAGCGAGTGGGACCGGTTCATTATTCAGTCCCGCAAACTGGCAGGCGAACCAATGAAGGCGGAAGAGGCGGACGCCTTTGTTCAAGAGCTGTTGAAGCCTTACCATACGGCCGCGAAGGATGTTACCCAGTCGAAGGCATATCGCCGCATCATGGACCTATTCAACGGCCGCGCGCTCGGTTCTGGCATTCCCGGCGTGGCCGGTACACGCTGGGCCGCCTTGAACGCGGTAACCGAAATGGTGGACCACGAGCGGGGCCGCTCCGCCAATACGCGCCTCGAGTCGGCATGGTTTGGCACCGGCGCCGCGCTCAAGTCAAAGGCCCTGGAATTGCTCTCCGCTTAACCTATTGAAACCCAGGGACCGATAGTCCCTGGCTATCGAGGGGAATCCATGCAAAAAACGCATAAAGTCCCCCGGTTAGGTTCGCAAGGGGAAACCCGGCCCTTGGTCCCTGGCGCTCGCCGCCCGAATCGTGGCGCTTGGCGCCTGGATCGGGGCCCGTGGGCCCTGTTTCGGGGCTATCGGGGCCGGGGCCCCGATAGGAAAATCTCATTGGACGGGCCCCGTGGCCCGTGCATAATTGGTGCTGTCGCGGCGCGCGGTGCGCCGGGCTTTAGAAAGGATAGAAATGTCAAACCCCTTCCAACAGCATCGCTCCGCCCTGTTCGCTGAGCGCGAATCAATCGACGCGGCCCTGCACTATGTGCATGAAATCATTGGCACCCTTACAGGCGCCGATAAAGCCGCCGCCCTAACGGCCATGATGGTCCTGGTCAACACGGCCGCGAAGGTCTGGCCCGAGGCCGATGCCCCTGTTCAGCCCGAGGCCCAGGCCTCGGAGCTCTCCCTGGTGCGCGCGGACCTCGATGCCCGGCTGGCCGCCCTGGCCGACCGGGTCGCGGTGCTCGAGGTGACGCCCGTCACCCCCGAGGATCTGGCTAAGGCCGTTGAGGCCTGGGCCGATGAGAGTCTGGACGGGTACATCGAGAGCTGGGCCGATACCTACCTCGACGATCGCATGGAGTCCTGGGCCAGCGACAACCTGGACCTCGACGATCGCGTCGAGACCTGGATGGAGAACAACCTGGACATCGAGAACGAGGTGCGCAGCCAGCTGCGCAATGCCAGCATCAACATCGAGTTCTAAAATAACTCTTGCACAGTGGACGAAATGTCCACTATAATGGAGGCACTGACCGGGGGGCCCCGGTCAGGCAAACTGTAGAAAGGATAGGACCATGAAAACCACCAAGCTCATCACCATCAATGGCAACCGCTTCGTGTTGCCCGAGGGCATGACCACCAAAGACATCCAGTCGCTGGCTGGCCTTCTGTTCAGCCTGACCCCGGTGGACTACAGCTACCTCATCGACTCCGGCCGCAGCGTCTACTACGCCACCAGCCGCAGCGCCGAGGTCCGGCTGGAGCACATCGAGCTGGTGTCCGAGGCCGAGGCGGACGCCCAGGCCAAAGCCAGCCGCGAAGCATACGAGGCCAAGAAAGCCGCGAAGACCGAAGCCTAAGCATCGCACCGGGCCTCGGCCCGGTGTATAATGTCCGCACCGGCCAGGGCTGGCCGGTGCAACTCAGAAAGGATAGAGCGATGGAAGTCAACATCATCCGGGCCAAGGTAGTGGCCCATGCCCTGCGACTGTACGCACGGACCGGCCTCCAGGCCAACCGGGCCTACACTCCCTCCGCGATGCTCCGCACCGCGACCGACATCACCGGCCAGCGGTTCAAGCGCGGCCAGTACACCCAGGCCGCCGCCGCCCTGGACACCTGGGCCTCGGCCCAGCTACCCGCACCCGCCGCCTGACCAAGCACAGGGCCCCGGCCCTGTCAAGACGCGCGCGCTTATCGGGACGCCTGTCCCGATAGGCTTTGCCTATGGCCCCGCCCGGTTTTTCGTGGGCGTAGCCCACGGGGCGGGGCCATAAACAGGCCGGTTCAGAGGCAGAAGCCCTGTAGCCCTATTTTTGACATAGGAAAACCTATTTGAGACCTGGATCCACCCCCTTGTTTCTTAAATCGCAACTAGGGGGTATATTTATAAAAATTCCAAAACCTGGGCCCATGGCATACAAACCTAGTACCCCGCAAGATGCCGAAGAAGAGCTACTGCGCCTTCAGCTTCGTCTGCAACTTCTGGAAGCCCAGGAGCGCGCAACGGGAAACTTTATCGATTTCTGTCAGTACGTCTGGCCTGAGATGTTGGTCGGGGAGCATCATCGGCGTATTGCTGCTGCGCTTGACCGGGTCATCTCTGGTAAGTGCAAGCGCTTGATCGTGGCCATGCCACCTCGGCACGGGAAGAGTCAGCTTGGAAGCTATCTGTTCCCGGCGTATCTCATGGGCAAGCGCCCTGATGCAAAACTCATTGTTGGTTCTCACACGGCGGAGTTAGCGCAGCGTTTTGGCCGGATGATTCGCAACCTTGTCGATGACGAGAAGTACAAGGAGCTGTTCCCGAACATGCAGCTTTCTGCCGACTCCAAGGCCGCCGGACGGTGGAACACGGCCCAAGGCGGTGAAGCGTTCTTCATTGGTAAGGGCGGTGCGATGACGGGCCGTGGCGGTGACGTCATTGTCCTGGACGACATCTTGGATGAGCAGGACGCCAACTCTGATACCGCGATGCAGCAAACGTGGGAGTGGTATGAGTCCGGTCCGCGTCAGCGTTTGCAGCCGGGCGGCGCAATCATCCTGATCAACACTCGTTGGAAGACCGACGACCCTGCTGGCCGGTTGCTCAAGATGCAGGGCAACTTGAAGGCGGACCAGTGGGAGGTTTTGGAGTTCCCGGCGATCCTCCCGTCTGGCAAGCCCCTTTGGCCGGGATACTGGAACATTGAGGAGTTGGAGAAGGTCAAGTTCTCCATTGGTTTGAAGAAGTGGAATGCTCAGTGGCAACAGCAGCCCACGAACGACGAGGGTGCGATCCTGAAGCGCAACTGGTGGCGCAAGTGGCAGTATGACGAGCCGCCGCAGTGCGAATACATCTTGCAGTGCTTGGACACGGCGTATTCCAAAAAGGAGACGGCGGACTTTTCTGTTATCAGCACCTGGGGCGTGTTTTATCCTGATGCTGACTCAGGGGCGAACTTGATCCTCCTGAACGTGCGTAAGGGGCGGTGGGATTTCCCGGAATTGAAGCGCGTGGCCAAGGACGAGTATCAGTATTGGAAGCCGGACAATGTTTTGATCGAGGCCAAGGCGACGGGGACGCCGCTCCAGCAGGAGTTGCGGCGGTTGAATATTCCTGTGACTATGTATGCTCCTGGCGGTAGAAAGACCGGGCAGGACAAACTTAGCCGGGCCAACGCTGTTGCCCCGATCCTTGAATCGGGGATGGTGTGGTACCCGGAGGGGAAAGAGTGGGCCGAGGAGCTTGTTGAGGAATGCGCGGCCTTTCCTAACGGGGCCCATGATGACCAAGTCGATACTGCTGTGATGGCTTGGCATCGGTTTCGTCAGGGCAACTTCATCAGTCTGAATACGGACGCGGAGGATGAGGTGGAAGAGGACAACAGCCCTGTTGAGTATTACTGACAGGCTCAATACAATGGGGGCATTCCCCTGTCCCGAGGACCACGGACCATGGCCCAAGAACTGATTGACAAAATCCAGGCGCAAGCGCAGGCGCGTGGTCTGGACCCTGCTGTTGCTGTACGGATTGCTCAGATTGAGAGCAGTATGAATCCGTCGGCCAAGGCCAAGACTTCGACGGCGGGGGGTTTGTTTCAGGTCGTGGACGAGACGTGGAAGCAGTTTGGGGGCAAGCCTGGGCAGAAGAACAATCCGGATGAGAACATTCGGGTGGGCCTGAATATTTTGGAGGCCAACACCAAGAGTTTGCGCGAAGCCTTGGGCCGTGATCCGAGTCCCTCGGAGCTTTATGCGGCTCATTTTTTGGGGGCTCAGGGTGCGCGGACTTTGTTGACTGCCAGTCCTGACACGCCGGTGGAGCAGTTGTTATCGGCGCGGGCGATCAAGGCCAACAGTTCGATGCTTAAGGGCAAGAATGCGGGGGAGTTGATTGGGGTGTTTGAGCAGAAGATGGGGATGCCTGTACAAGCGCAGGCGGTGGCCAAGCCTACTCCTGCTGCTCCGATGCCGGCTTCTGCGGCGGGGGCGCCGAAGAGGGTAGCTGAGGCGCCTGTTGCTCCTGTTGCTCCTAAGGCAGCGGGCATGGGTACGGGGTATCAGGCTGCTTTGGCTCTGGCGTTTTTGGGGGATGAGGAGGAGAAGGCGGAGAAGGGCGAAAAGGGCGAGAGCGATTCGGCGGCCAAGATGATGGCGGCGTACAAGCCGTATAACGCGCTGAAGGATTTTGACCTTGGTCCGTCGGTCTTTGCTCAGTTACCGTTGACCCCGGGCCAAGCGCAGGCTCAGCCCCAGCAGCCGAAGATGATGGCTGAAGGCGGGGAGGTTGGCGACCCCAACTATGTGAGTGTCTTGGAGCGTGGGGACATGTCTTCTCCTGCTTACCGTGCGCAGTTGGAGCGGGAGCAGGGGTTGGAGCTAAGTACGCCGGAGTTGGTGGTGGCGCCCATGGTCAAGGGTGCGGTGACCGCGAGCCGTGCAGCGTTGGACAAGTACGTCAATGCCAAGCATGGTCCGGGCGTTGATAAAGCGCTGAGGGAAGCCCGGGAGTTTGATGCGTGGAACAAGCTCACCGCAGAGCAAAAAATCGGGTATCGGGAGTCGAATCCGTTGGCTCGCCCGCCGGAGTTTTATAAGTTGCTGGAGAGCGGGGAAGCGTCGGCGATTGGCTCTCACATCGGCAGGATGGAGATGCCTGGGTCTGTTGCTGCTCGCAGGACGCCGCAGGAAAACATGGAGCGGCTTGCCCGAAAACTTCTGTTGCATGAAGTTCGCCCTGTCGTCAACCGCACGGCGGTGGATATGGGGTTGCAGGTAGCAAACCAAATGCAGGATGCCTACCGGCGCTACGGGAGCATGTCCCGGGCGGAGGTAGAAGCGCATGAATTGGAGAATTTGCGTCGGCGCATGCAAGGGCTGGAGCCTTTGCCGCCCCCTGTCAAGCGTCAGGAGGGCTCTCCGGAGACGGGGGAAGAGGCCAAACCGACGCCCGAGGAGCTTGAAGCAGCCTCCCGGCCTGCTTTTTTGACGCCAAAATCAGGAATTGGGCGAAGACAGTCGATGACTTCTGGCCAAGTCAACGATGCGGTGCTCGCGGGCGTCGCTCAGACGCCGTACAACCTGCTTGGAGCGCCGGTTGACCTGACTGCGCTGGCCATGACGCCGTTTGGCTACTCAAATCCGACTCCGGTGATGGGTTCGGAGTGGATTAAGCAGAAAATGACCGAGGCTGGGGTGCGCCCGGCCACCCCAACACAGCCCACGCAGCGCGCGGCGTACGAAATGGGCCAGTTTGGCGCTGGTTTGACCAATCCGGCAGCCGTTGTCCGTGGGGCAGCAAACGCGGTTTCCCGTTCAGGGCAGGCGCTACGAAACATTTTCCCGACTGCAACGGCTACTACGCCCGGTACTCAGACAACAACTCCTGTTGTAGAGGGTTCGCGCGAGTGGATTGAGCAACAATTTGCTCAGCGCCGCGCTGCCCAAGCTCAAAATGCGGTTGCAGCCCCTGCTCCTGCCCCCGCCCCAGTTGCGGCAGCTCCTACGCAGCTTGAATTGTTGTTTCCGACCTCCGCTCCGGCTGAAAATGCTGCGCAAATGCTGGCTAAAGTCAAAAAATCGACTCCGGGCAAGCAACCGACTCCAATCTTTACGCATAGCCCAACGGCGGAAGCGCCGTTTGTGGGGCGGTTGGACGAATTCGTCGCTTCGCTGCCCGGCGCAGTGCAAAAAGACCAGTTTTTGGGGCAGTTGAAGGGGAAATTCCGTGAGCAAGACATTGCCCGGGCCGAAGGCGCATTGCAGGACCTGCCTGCCAATGCCAAGCTCACGCCTTCGGACCTGCTAAATCGCCTGAAGTCGCGCTACGACCCGGCCAACATGCGCACCACGGTGTTGCCGCCAAAAGATAAAAGCTATTTTCCCGCGCAAGACAACCCGTACTGGGACAAACCGGTGGGGGTGATCCACCTGAGCAGCTACGCAGAACCTGCGCTGCTGGAGCGCGTTAAAAAGGCAGAGAGTCTCAACACCGAGTTCTCCAATCTGCGTTCTTTGGAATATGAAGCAACGGGCTTTCCCAAGATTGCGCAAGTTGCCCAGCAGGACCCGCAGGCTGCGCAAAAGCTGGACGAAGTAATCCGCATGCGCGAGCAAACGCAAGAGCATTTGCGCCCGCTCATCGAGGGCCGGTTGCTCATGCAGGCGCATGACTACCCCATCCTGTCCTCCAACTTTAATCAGCGCCAAGGCGAGCTTAGAGAAGCCTATCGGGCAGCGGGGCATCGCGATCCGTACAACGAGTCCATGGAGGCGGCGAAAGCATCAATCAAGCGCGAAGCCGCCGATGCACTGGTACGGATGTATGGCAGGGTTCCCGTCACCGTTAGCGAGTTGAAGGCGCTGGTAGCCAACAAGATAGGCGACCGCTACGACGACTGGGCCAAGCAGGGAAAAATCTTGGAGGAGGAAACCAAGAAGGCCGCCGATGATCTGCGCACCTTCTTGCTGTCGGACCCCCAGCGCTTCGGTATCGAGACCCCGTACAAAGGCAAGAGCGTCCATAGCACCTTGAATCCCCCGCCCAATGCCGCCGCATTCACCCGCTTCGTGGAGCAGACTGTGCGGGACCCGGACCGTGGGCAGCTCAAGGGCATCCACTTGCTGGAGATTCAGTCGGACTTGACCAGCGAGCTAAAGGCGGGCAAAAACGCTGGGCTCAAGGAAAAGGAAGTCTTCCCCAACATGGCAGAGAACCGGCGCGTTGTTCAGCAACTGGGCATGAAGAACGCCATCGCAGCGGCCATCAACCGGGGCGACCAGTTCGTCACTTTCCCCGGCGCCGAGTCGGCCAAGCCCAAGCTGTATGAAAGCCTGCACGATAACCTCAAGGCGGTGTCCAAGGATTTGGGTCCGGGCTTCGAGATTCGCCCTTTCACCTTCACTTCCGGACGCGACAATAAAGAGATTCAGCACTGGGGCATCACTTGGGGCCCTGAGGCGGCGGCGCGTATCCAGAAACAAGGCGTACCATTCAAGGATGGCGGCATGGTTGAACGCAACCCGGCCGACAGCCGCAAATATCTGTAAGGACTAGACATGCCCATCGAAAAAAACAACGATCTCCCGTCTGGCAATCTTGATGTCCAGGTAGAAGACATCGCTGTTGAGGACCTGCCGGATATCGAGATCGAGTTTGATCCGGAGACCGGCGATGTAGTGGTCAACATGGGCGAGGATGAGGATGAGGTGCCGTTTGACACCAACCTCGCCGAGGTCATGGACCCGTCGGTCTTGCAGAATCTGTCGTCTGACCTGATGACCATGTACGAGGCGGACAAGTCCTCGCGCAAAGAGTGGGAAGAGCAGTACGGCAAGGGCCTGAAGATGCTGGGCTTCTCGTTTGAGGAGCGCACCAAGCCGTTCAAGGGCGCCTCTGGTGTGCAGCATCCGCTGCTGACTGAGTCGATCGTGCAGTTCCAGTCGCAAGCGCTCAAGGAGTTGATGCCTGCTGGTGGTCCGGTGCGCACTCAGGTGCTGGGCAAGGAGACGCGCGAGAAGCTCATGCAAGCCGATCGTGTGCGGGACTTCATGAACTACGAAATCACCACGGTGATGGAGGAGTACACGCCCGACTTCGACCAGCTTCTGTTCTATGTCGGCTACGGCGGCTCGGCGTTCAAGAAGGTCTACTTCGACGAAGACAAGCAGCGCATGGTCAGCAAGCTGATCACGCCTGATGACCTGTACATCCCCTACAAGGGCTCGTCGGTGATGAGCGAGTGCGATCGCATCATCCATCGCGTGTACATGTCGGTCAACGCCTACAAGAAGGCTTGTTTGCGTGGCCAGTATCTTGATACCGCGCAGGCTTCTACCCCTGCTGAGACGCCGCAGAGCACCATCCAGAAGGAGCTTGATCGCACCACGGGTGTTCAGGCGACGACCGAGCCCGAAGAGATCACCATGCTGGAGTTCAGCATTGAGCTGGACCTCGAAGGCTTCGAGCACAAGGATGAGGACGGCGAGCCCACGGGTATCAAGCTGCCCTACATCGTCACTGTCGATGAAGTCACCAATCAAGTGGTCGGTGTGCGGCGCAACTGGAAGGAAGGCGACGAGCTGTATCGCGCGCGCCAGTACTACGTCCACTACCTGCTTGTACAGGGTCCGGGGTCCTATGGCCTTGGTTTCTTGCACATGGTCGGTGGTCTGACCAAGACTGCCACTGGCGCTTTGCAGCAGCTTTTGGACGCCGGTACGCTGGTCAACTTGCCGGCGGGCTTCAAGGCCAAGGGCGCGCGCATCATGAACGATGATGTGCCGCTCCAGCCCGGTGAGTTCCGCGACATTGATGCGGGCGGTGCTGATTTGGCGTCTACCTTGATGCCGCTGCCGTACAAGGAGCCGAGCCAGACGCTGCTGCAACTGCTGGGTATCTGCGTGGATGCAGGCCGCCGGATGGCCAGCATCACGGATATGCAGGTGGGCGACAGCAATCAGAATGCTGCTGTGGGCACTACGATTGCGCTGCTGGAAAAGGGCAGCGCGGTGATGTCCAGCATCCACAAGCGCTTGCACTACAGCCAGCGCATTGAGTTCAAGCTTCTGGCCGAGGGGTTTGGCGAGTACCTGCCTGATGAGTACCCGTACGACGTGCCCGGCGAGAGCCGTGTCATCAAGCGCAAGGACTTTGATGAGCGCGTGGATGTGTTGCCGGTCTCTGACCCCAACATCTTCTCCGTGGCGCAGCGCATCACGATGGCGCAGACGCAGTTGCAGCTCGCGCAGAGCGCTCCGCAGATGCACAACATGTATGAGGCGTATCGCCGCATGTATGAGGCAATCGGGGTGCGGGATATCGATCAGATTCTCAACACGCAGAACGTCGATAAGCCCAAGGACCCGGCAAGCGAGAATGCGCAGGCGCTTGATGGTTCGCCGCTCAAGGCCTTTGCTGGCCAGCAGCATGATGCGCACCTGATGGCGCACCTGATGTTTGGTATGTCCCCGATCGTTGCAACGCTGCCCAACACGGCGATCATTCTGCAAAAGCACTGCCTTGAGCACTTGCGCCTCAAGGCGGAAGAAGATACGGAAGTTGAGCTGTTCAAGCTCTACGGCACGGACCCCGACAAGCTGGTTTCTGCCTTGCAGCGCGAGGCCATGATTGCGATGAAGGTGGCCGAGAACTTCCAGGCCATGAAGAAGATGCAGGACGACATGGCGGGCAACCAGGAAGACCCGCTGGTGGCGCTCAAGAAGCAGGAGTTAGAGCAAAACGCCGCCGAGGACAAGGCCCGGATTGCTTTGGACCAGGGCCGGCTGACCCTGGAGCAGCAAAAAGCCGCTGCTTCCCAGGCCGACGATCAGGCCAACCTTGCGCTCAAGGCGGCGGCCCTACAAGCTAAGACGGGCCAGGATCGGGATAGTCTGCTTGCTCAAGACCGCAATAACCAAGCCAATCACACCCTAAAAGGAGCGCAACATGCCGCACAAGTCTCCCAGCAGCAGTTCCAAAACTATCAAGCCCTCAACGCTCCCCAAAAAGGAAAAGGGACCCCAGAAGGAACCTAAGACTAGCCCAGGGGTGCATTATGTGTATCGCAAAGATGCATTCAAAAAAGTGAAAATCGCGTAAATCTAGGGCACAATATGCCTACCCCTTTCAGGCACAGGGAAAGTGTCTGCCTCATTGGAGCAATCCATGCTTGAATTTGCTGAACAAATCCAGCTCTCCATTCGCCGGCTTCGCGAGCAGACTGCTCAGATGCTGATGAGTGGTGGGGTCAAGGATATGGAGCAGTATCGCTTCCTAATGGGACGCCTGGAGGGGTATCGGTTTGTTGAGGATGCTGTCAAAGAGCTACTCATCAAAGGTAACAACCTTCAGGACTAGAAATGGAAGCAACTGCACTTGAAAAGAAGTGGGCAGAAGAAGCTGCTGCCCAGGTTGAGCGCGAAGCAGTGGCAAAAGCTGCTGAAGAAGCTGCCAAGGCCGAACACATTGAACAGGCGCAAAGCCTGAAAGAGCGACTTCCCCAGCCTACCGGTTGGCGGATCGTTGTACTTCCCTATCGAGGCGCGAAGCGTAGCAAGGGTGGTATTGAACTGGCGAACGAAACGGTCGAACGCCAGCAATTGACCACTACCTGTGCCTACGTCCTGTCGGTTGGCCCGTTGGCCTACCAAGACACCTCAAAATTCCCCAGCGGCGCATGGTGCAAAGAGGGGGATTGGATCATTTTCGGTCGGTATGCTGGGGCCCGCATGGCCATTGACGGCGGAGAAATCCGCATCCTCAATGACGATGAGATTCTGGCGACGATCGGAAATCCGGAAGACATCTTGCACATGTGAGGCACCAAATGGTACAAAACGAAGATCAGCTTGAATTTGATCTCGGGCAGGGAGAAAAGGCGACTAACGTCACCTTGGCTAACCCCGAGGAATCATCTGAGGAAAGAGAGCCGCAACCGGCTCCGGTTGTAGAGTCGAAACCGGAACCTGAAGCGGCTCACCGCGAGGAGCTAGACGCTGTCAACGACAACGTCCAAAAGCGCATCTCCAAGCTCACCGCGCGCATGCGCGAGGCCGAGCGCCGTGAGCAGGCCGCCCTTGAGTACGCCAAGGGCTTGCAAACGCAGGCCCAAACGCTCCAGCAAAGGCTTGTTCACACGGATTACAGCCGTTTGAATGAGGCTAAGGCACGGCTGGATACCCAGCAAACTGCCCTGCGCCAGATCATCATCAAGGCGCGGGAAGAGAACGATCTCAACACTGAGATTGAAGCTCAGGAGCGGCTGTCCGCGCTAGTCCAAGAGCAACGGCAAGTGGCCGCTTGGCTTCAGGAGCAGCAGCCCCGTCAGGCGCAAGAGCAGCCTGTGTATCAACAGCCCCAGCAGGCGCAACCTCAACCCCGTCCGGCACCTAAGCAGGCCGATCCCCGGGCCGAGGAATGGGCTGAGCGTAATCCCTGGTTTGGTCAAAACCGCATGCTTACTTATGGGGCATGGGGTATCCACCAGCAGTTGGTGGAAGAAGAGGGAATTGACGCTACTTCAGACGAGTACTATACTGAATTGGACCGAAGGCTTCGGGAGGAATTTCCAAAGCATTTCGCGGGCGAGCAATCGTCTACCCAACCTACCAGACAACAGCGTTCCGCACCGGCTGTTGCCCCTGCCACCCGTAGTTCGGGAGTGAATAGTGTGCGCCGTACTGTCCGGCTTTCGCCGAGTCAGGTTGCCATTGCAAAGAAACTGGGTGTTCCTCTTGAGGAATATGCCAAGTACGTGAAGGAGTGAAACGATGAGCGAACTTAAAATTGAACGCGCTTCTCGCAACGGGGCTACCCGTGAGAAAGAAACGCGCCGCAAGCCGTGGACCCCTCCGTCGCGTCTGGACACCCCTCCTGCCCCTGAGGGCTACGAGTACCGCTGGATTCGTGCTGAAGTCAACGGTTTCCAAGACAAGCAAAACGTCTATTCCAAGCTGCGCGAAGGTTATGAACTCGTTCGGCTAGAGGACGTGCCGGAAGACTATCACCATATTCTTCCGACGATGGATGACGGCAAACATGCCGGCATCATTGCTGTTGGGGGTCTCTTGCTTGCCAAGATTCCCAAGGAAACCTTGGAAGAGCGCGCCACATACTTCCGCCGCAAGGCCCAGGAACAGTTGCATGCCGTGGACAACGAGATGATGCGTGAGAACGCTCACTCTACTATGCGAATCGAAACGCCTCAGCGCGATTCGCGCACTACGTTCCGTCAGCCCACCTAAAGTAGGCTGGCAATCCCAACCTTGTAGGAGCTACAAATGGCAAACGTCAATAAGCCCTTTGGTCTGCGCCCTTCTGGTAACTTGTCTGCTACTGGCGCTCAGAAGCAGTACGGCTACCAGATTGAGGACAACCAAGCCGGGGCGATTTACCAAGGCGATCTGGTCGTTGTTTATGACGGCTACATCATCAAGTACAATGCGGCCACTCATGCTGCCCCCACGGGCGTGTTCAACGGCTGCCAGTACAACGACCCCACCCGAGCCGGCAAGCCCACCTGGAAAAACTTCTATCCGGGCAGCATCGACATCACTAGCGGCATCATTGAGTGCGAAGTGATCGATGACCCGAACCAGCTTTTCCTGGTTCAGGCTGATGGCGCTGTCACCCAGGCCAACATTGGCAAAAACGCTGATCCGACCGCTTCTACCACTGGCAGCACCACCTCTGGTGTCTCCAATGGTTCGCTGTCGACGGCTTCTATTGCCAAGACGGCCGCGCTGACCTTCAAAATCGTTGGCCTCTATCAGTCTCCCGATAACGAAATGGGGACTTATGCGGTGGTCGTTGTCAAACTCAATCAGCACCAGTACGGCAGCGTCGGTGTTGCTTCTGACGGAGCTTAATCATGGCAATTACCCGTTCCCAACTTGTAAAAGAACTGGAGCCAGGGCTCAACGCTCTGTTCGGCATCGAATACAAGCGCTACGAAAACGAGCACGAGGAGATTTTCTCCATCGAGACCTCGGATCGTGCGTTTGAAGAAGAAGTGATGCTGACCGGTTTCGGTTCTGCCCCGGTGAAAACCGAAGGTGCTGGCGTGGCGTACGACACCGCTCTGGAGTCGTTCACCGCTCGCTATACGCACGAAACCATTGCCATGGCGTTCGCGCTGACCGAAGAGGCCGTTGAGGACAACCTCTACGACCGTCTGTCGGCTCGCTACACCAAGGCGCTGGCTCGTTCGATGGCCAACACCAAGCAGGTCAAGGGCGCTTCCGTGCTGAACAACGCCTTCACGGGCGGTGCTTATGCCGGCGGCGACGGTGTGGCTCTGTGCTCCACCGCTCACCCCACCGCGCTGGGCCCCAACTTCTCGAACACGCCTGCCGTCCCGGCCGACCTGAACGAGACGTCCCTGGAGCAGGGCATCATCGACATCGCTGCGTTCACCGATGAACGTGGCCTGAAGGTCGCCCTGACTGGTCGCAAGATGATCGTTCCGAAGGAACTGCAATTCACGGCCGAGCGACTGATGAAGTCCACGCTGCGTACTGCAACCGCCGACAACGACATCAACGCGATCAAGTCCATGGGCCTGATCCCGGAAGGTTACGCTGTCAACCACTTCCTGACCGACACCAACGCTTGGTTCCTGATTACCGATGCGCCCAACGGTCTGAAGATGTTCCAGCGTTCGCCCATCCGCACCGCGTTCGAAGGCGACTTCGACACCGGCAACGTGCGTTACAAGGCCCGCGAGCGTTATTCGTTCGGCTGGTCTGACCCGCGCGGCATTTACGGTTCTCCTGGCGCGTAATTCGCCACGAATCGTCGAAAAGGGGCCCTTGTGGCCCCTTTTCTTTTGCTGTATATTGCTTCTACGCCCGGGACTCCTGAGCGTAGTAGACCGGCCCGGCGGACGACATGCAGACTACTACGCGACTCGCATGTGAGGAAATATCATGGCAAATACGACTTTCACTGGGCCGGTTCGTTCCCAGAATGGCTTTCAGTCCATCACCCAGAGCGCTACCACTGGCGCTGTCACGGTCAACTCCAGCTTTGGCAAAGATGTTGTCCTGAGTGCTCAGTCCCTCTCGGGCGCGGGCGCGGTCAACGTCACTGACGCATTCACCTCTTTGACTACTACTGGTGCCGCGCAGGCGCTGACCCTGGCCAACGGTTCGGTGGGCGAAGTCAAGGTCATCACCCACACTGTGGACGGCGGCTCTGCTGTGCTGACCCCCACGACCAAGATTGGCTTCAGCACGATTACCTTTACCGCTGTGGGCGATACCGCGATGCTGATTTACACCTCTGCGGGCTGGGCAATTATTGGCTCCAAAGGCGTGACCATCGCCTAACCAGGAGTCCACCATGGGCTTTCAATACGACGTAAAAGCGAAGACGGTGACCAGTACCGGGGCCTCCGGTATTGGTACTCCGCGCGCTCGCATCAAAGGGGTGTACGCCCTGTTGAGCGCTTCTGCCGGCTCTGTGTCGTTCAAAGACGGCGGGTCCGGTGGAACAGAACTGCTCAAGTTTGACACCCCGGTTAGCGCTGCTACTGGTTATCTGTACGTCCTCATTCCAAATGACGGTGTGCGGTTCGAGGCAGACCCCTATATCACCCTTACGAACGTGACTTCGGTGACGTTCTTCTACGGCTAAGGAGTCCATCATGGGACGTGCAGCAAAAATGGAAGACCCGTTGTACCAGGGCGAAGTTCAGCCCGGTGCGCAAAAGCAGGACATGAGCAAAGGCGGTCCGCAGCAGACCCCTCGCAAGAACTACCAGAAGCCTTACTCTTCTGTGGCTCCGCGCGGTGTGGGTGTCGCTCGCAACAAGCAGTGCAAGATGTACTGACATGGCGAAGACTCCTGCTTGGCAGAGGAAGGAAGGCAAGAACCCTAAGGGCGGCTTGAACGCCAAGGGTCGTGCCTCCGCGAAGTCTCAGGGCATGAACCTGAAGCCTCCGGCTCCCAGCCCCAAAACCAAAGAGGACAAAGGACGCAAGGCGTCCTTTTGCGCTCGAATGGAGGGGATGAAGAGCAAGCTCACCAGCGGGAAAACTGCAAAAGACCCGGACAGCCGGATCAATAAATCGCTGAGAGCATGGAAGTGCTGAGTCATGGAAATGATGATTTGGAACGTCGTGTTGACGGCGATTGTTGGGGTGCTGGGCTTTGTGGTCAAAGAGAAGTTTGCCGAGTTGCAGCGCCTGAGCATTTTGCTAAACCGGACGCGCGAAGAGGTGGCCAGGGATCACATCACCCGGTCGGAATTTCGTTCGGATATGCAGCAACTCATGGACCGATTTGATCGGCTTGAGCGCAAGATTGACGCGATAAGGGGCAATAATGCCGGCATCAACTAAGAAGCAAAAGAGGTTGATGGATGCGGCGGCGCACAACCCTGCATTTGCCAAAAAGGTCGGCATCCCGGTGTCAGTGGCAAAAGACTTCAGCGAGTCCAGCAAAGGGCTCAAATTTAGAAAAGGCGGTGAAATCATGAAATCATGTGGAACCAAGGGCTACGCCAAGGGCGGGCTGGCCATGCGGGGCGAGGGCATTGCCAAGAAGGGCTTTGCTAAGGGCGGCTCCGTAATGGGTAGCGGCTCCGGCACCCC